CCACGCCTAAGATCCTCATATTGAGTATCCTGTACCACCTCTATTGATCCCTCCCTTCTTGATGCTGCTCTGGCTTCTTTCAATTTCTGTTGATATAATCCCCAACATGTTTGCACCAAACTATCGTTCTTCGTAATGGGGTATGCAAACTCTGCTTTTAATCTAGCGATAAGAGCAGTAATTAAACTAGGTTCATAGGGAACATCACCTGTGAATAATCCCACAATCTCAGGATCACCACGCAAACGAGTATATTCTATGCTGACAGGCTCACCTATATTTGTTATTAGAAAATCACCTTCAATTCTAAATAGTCTTAAAAGTTCATCAATTTGTTTACCCAAGAGAAAATCATTGGGTAGACGATATCTATGGTCAAACTTAGTTTCTGGTAGCTTTGTATCAACATGCCACTCATCGAGGAAAGTATGACCAGTGGTTGCAGCGAAAGTAATTTCCAATCCTTCTGATAATGTAATAGGACCAGCAGTAATAAGAACATTTTCTGTATATTCTAAGTCATCTGAGGCTTTCCATTTAAAGGTATCTGGTGTTCCTGTGGCTGTAATAACGATCCTAAATACTTCCTCTGTACCGTCATCAATGGTCCCACCAGCCGTTAAATCATTCAAACCGGATCCAGCATAATGAATGTCGGATAGTGCCTGTTCTGTCTCTTCCAATAATCGCATTCTTGCTGATTCAGAATTCCAAGGATAATCTCGCAGAACATCTATAACGGCATCGTTATATAGCTCATTGGCGATCCTGGCTTCATTGATCTGTTCTGTAAAGCCAGTTATAGCTTTTGCGCCAAGTGTTCTTAAAGCCGAATTAACTATTTCAATCGGGGTTGACATTCTTTTTCCTTATAGAGTTTGGAGGGGTTCAATACAATATGGATTTGCCGTCCATATGCAATCCCCCCTCCATTATCTAACAGAGTTTAGTCTCTGCCTTGATAGACAACATAACCTTCGATGGTGTCACCGTCTTCGATATCGCCAGATTTGACCTCTGCGAATATCGTCAGACCGAGTTGGGTGTCTGTCTGGAAGATACCATTGGCAGGAAGCGTCCAAACCTGATCCACCGGACCTGAATTCACATCCAGGTTGGCTTCAAAAGCCTGAGAATCCTCTGCTACTGCCAACTGACTTGACTCATCGGTATAGGCCCGATGACCCAAATCAAGGAGTGCGCCAGCAGCAAAGGTAGAAATCACCAGCCGACTGAGATCCGAAAGAATTTTAGATCTTCCGGCTCCAATCCGAACTAGATTGATCTCACCTGTGCCAGCACCAGCCGAATGCGTATATGAGAAATAGGAAACACGCATCCTGGTATCCACATCAGACACATCCACAAACAACATCGGAACGTTTACTTGTAGGCCATGCTGAACAGAACTTACGGGACTTCCAGTAAAAACCGCCATAGTATTGTTCCTCCTTTGTGAATTTTTAACTGTGTTAAGTTAAAGTCTTATTGGTTACCCATTGTCGATCTGGATGATCTTCTCGTCTTCGACCCTGGTTGCACCAAGAGCCTCACTGAGGTAAACCTGGACAGAGTAATTCTTATCAGGTCGCTCACTGATACGAGTAATTATATCCTGACCGATTGCAAGTCCGATGGCGTTCATTGCCCATGCAAAGTTGACTGTCGCACCACCAAGACCATCTGAGGGAAGACGATTGCTTATAATGAACTTAAAGCCCATATAAGTATCGATCTGGCCCATTGACAATGCCCGAACGGTGTTGAAATCGGCAGATGTGACCTCTGTGGTATTCAACAGATCAGTAATATTGTCAGGGGCAACTACGATGAACCGAGGCTCATCTGGATCAACATCACTTTCCTCCAAGATCTCTCTTGTAGAAAGCAGTTTTGGAATGTTGAGTCCCACACCAGCAGCTAGAACCTGCTGTGTTGAAGGAAGCCCAGATGTTACGGAACCATCACGGCCCGTAAATGCAAGACCATCAAAAGCCTCGATGATCTCATCATCCATTGCTCTCCCCAAAGCCCAAGCACCGGACTTCACATACTGAGACTGCGGATCGATTAGAAGACGGAGTTTGTCGGCGTTATCCACCAAGTCACCCCAGTCATAATCGATAAGAGAAACTCGCCTACGGGTATGAGGAGTATTCAGAAGAGGTGTATCTCCATGACGAGTGGTTCTACGGACTGCTGCCGTTTCACCCACACGCTCGAAATAGAAATTTTCCCCTACGACACCATCCTCAATGCGGACAGCATTACGAAGGCGAGAACCCTTTTGCTGGCTCAGATGAATCACGTTATCACGGTATTGCTGCACAAACGCAGTTGTAATCTGAATAGACATAGGATTCTCCTTTACTTAGATTTTTGGCACATTTCGTAAGCTACCCTTTCGGACCTACTTGGACTTTCCCGTTGGTCATACGGACGTGTGAATACGCTACCCGTAACATTGAATCTTCAAGCTACCCTTTCGGACCTGAGATTCGATGACACCGTAAACGATGCCATTACTTTTTATACACATGGTATATAAGCTATTTTGGTGGACCGTGAAGGAATCGAACCCTCATCTCCTCGGTGCAAGCGAGGAATAATCGCCGTTATACTAACAGCCCATGGTAGCAGAGGTAGGAGTTGAACCTACATAGCCAGCCTTATGAGAGCCAGTTGAATCCGATTCTCCCTGCCATATTGGAGCCACTGGTAGGATTCGAACCCACAACCAGCTCGTTACAAATGAGCAGCTCTACCAATTGGAGCTACAGTGGCAAACTATTAAGGTGTGCCCCAAACCCTGCGGTCAGCGTTTGAATCACCTCGAAGATCCCTTGACATGGTAACAAACTTAGCACCAGAATAAACCACAGTAACAATAAGATCATCCTGATATAAGTCGGTAAATGTACCATCTGCCGTATATCTCATGTTAATAGACTCCTTTTTTTAATTTTTGCTCCTCCTGCAACAGCACGAAAGAATCGTTTCTGTCTAGCAGTAGGTTTCTTACCACGAATTAAATCCTCTGTTAAGAGAGTTTTTGCTTTTTTTGCAGTTAAAGCCATTACTCATGCCCACTCCCACCACCCGTCAAAAGACTAATAATGCGAGTAAGCAAGGATATCCTTCTTGGTTTCTTCTTCTTTGATGCCTCTGGCTTCTCTTCATCTCTTTCAAATTCTTCTTTTGCAAACTTAGAAAGACTCAGGGGTTTCTGGCGTTCCATACCTAATTCTGCTAGTTGTTTATTAAGTAAGGATCGTCTACGCCTAATTGTCTTTTTTACCTGTGCCATGATTATCTCGCTGTAGTAAACTGAATCTCTTCTCCGTGAGCAAGCTGGAATAACTTCTGCATATCTGCCACAGCTTGTTTATGGTTGATATTATTCCTGTCATGGTAAGCATGTGTCTTGTCATTATAGACAGCGGATATCTTCTCTTTTGCCTCGTTTGCCCCTGTATTACCAGAAGGAAGACCTTCCGGAACCCTAGATTCACCCAAAGTCATACCAACACTAGTAAGGAAACGAGCCATTTGTGGTAGATTACCAAAACCACTCTCATCCAACCATTCAGAAAAATCATTACCATTGCTGAAATGGGTTACTGCTTTCCTTGCGGAAGCAATGTTCCCTTCGTATTTCTCACCCCATTCTTTTTTGAGCAATTCTTCTGTACTCTCTGATGTAGGAAATCCATCTGCTGATTTCGTAAGGATTCCATTATAGAAATCTGTTGCCGCTTTAAATTGTGTGGGGGTATATCCCTGCTCAAATGCAATTTTTCTAAAAGCATTTATGGTTTCATCATCTGTCTGAAACTTCTCTGCTAAATTCTCAGGACCAGCATACTCATACTTTTCAGCAGCTTCCGGTCTACCTAGTTTTCCATGAAAGGCAGCTACTTCTTCCGGTTTTGCATCTTGACCAGGAATTCTCACTGATGTGCCTAAAGTTTTTCCCATCTCAACATGACTCTTTACAAGAGAACCCAAGTCATTATAATCCTTAATCGCTGGATCTCTTTTCAAACCTTCATCTGCGATCAAATCCAATATTGCATCCGGCAACGGCATAGAACCTCCTTATGTTATGACCTCTGTTACAGGT